CTTCCTGCTAGTCTAAACTAGAATGACGGCTTTTAGCCGCCCTCTTTTGGTGCTGGGTACGATCGTGCGCCAGCCTGCTAGCGTTCTGAGGACTACTAGCCCTGCGAAGGGTAACGCAGGCGTCGCTCTAACTCCGATCGGAGCGACAGAGAACAATCGGACGGAGGAGATAATCATGGGTCTTTCGACCCTTCTCCAGATGCACGGTGCAGGCTCCCAGGTCGTAAATGACATGGCTCTGACTATTACCGAGTATCTAGAAGGCGATCATCCAGACGAAGCGCTTTGGTTCAAACGCGCTAAGTATGCTCTTGTTCTACCCATGAGTGTCTATCTTAAGAACACTCCTCCACCACAGCCTGACCAGAAGGCTCTAGTCTGGTCAGGGTCCTTCCGCGAGTGGTTTCGCAACCGCACTCGCCTGTTCCGCCCTAAGAACACACATCTCTGGTACTCCTGGCTTCAGGGTAAGAGGTGCTCTCTCAAACTGACTCCCGCCCTTGTGGAGCAGGCCTATGAGAAGCATTTCAAGACCCTGACCAAGGCAGATCCCATGACCTCCGCAGAAGCTGCAGTGCTTATCCAAAGCACACCGGTATTTGTTGAACTGCTGAACTTCGTAAAGGACGAAGTAAAGAAGCACCTCATCAAAGACGCGGAGGAGTCGGGTTATAGCTTTGGGTCAGAAGGCCTCATGCGTGCCGCATCCACCATATACTCACATAGCACTTCGGCTAGTTTCGAGGTTACTAGGACGAAGGGTGGAGCTTCGGCCCATATGTATAAAACTGTGTTCGCAGCCACCCAGGGTCAGGATATGTCTGAGCTTAACCGCATGGACTATCGCTACGATCTTGGTCACGCTGCATGGCATGTTGTTCAACAGCGGTCATCACAGGCAATCTACGAGTGTAACAAATACCGCTCGTCTCCGCATCCCTTCGAGTTCATTGAAGAAAGTGCTATCCTAAGGGAAATCGGTTTGATACCGCCCCGCGACAACGTCGTCCTCTATTGTCCCCTGACTTTTGAGTTAGTCCCGTACCATCGATATACTGATAGGTACTACGCTAACCTTGGCCAGCAGATGTGGGAACACGTTGCTTTGTGGAGGGTCTCCGATTTTGTAAAACCTCTAGACGCAACCATACAGGCCGTCTTAGAGCCCCTTAAGATTCGCATCATCTCCAAAGGACCCGCCTGGGACTACTACTCCGTTAAGTCGCTTCAGAAAGCCCTGCACCATACGCTTCGTTCGCTTCCAGCGTTCGAGCTTATTGGTCGTGTCCTGAAGAGCAGCGACTTGGACCGTCTGAGATCGTACGCCTTGCCACAACATAAGTGGGCCAGCGTCGACTATTCGGCTGCAACCGATGGTAGTAGTTCGTCTCTTGGACTTGCAATCCTTGAGTACCTTTGCGGGGACCTCCCTAACGCCGATCGTCTCTCCGCCCTCCAAGTCATGGGTCATCATAATCTGTACTATCCGAAGAACAAGGATGCATCAGCAGAAGACCGTGCCTGGCGTCATGCCGGGCAGCCCCGTGATAAGGAGTCGAAGAAGGGTCGAAACAACGGCTCCGTCGCTATTGGTAAGCAAACGAATGGTCAGCTCATGGGCTGCCCTCTCAGTTTTCCCATCCTTTGCCTGATGAACTTCCTGGTCTACCTCCG